TTTTAGACCTACTTGTCCCTGCTTGTTTCCTTTTATTTATATTGTGGTATAAACCTTTTTTAGCTGCCATTTACAACACCTTTCCATTTAGCGCACCATGCAAATGATTGCACTGTTGCTTTCCATAGTGTACAGTATCCTGAAGGTTCATAGAAACTACAGTTACTACATTTCTGATTAGCTTTAGGTGCTAGTTGATACTTCTTAGGTAAATTACTAGATAACTGTTCTTGGTTGTTTATAGCCATAGCTCACCAAGCTCTGCAAGACCAATACCTTGCTGTGGTTTTGTCAGTCGCGGTATCGCATTTATGTCTTGCTCTAAAACTCTTACGAGCTTCAGGATTATCTTTTCGTATTTCCATGTTAGGGTCACCAAACATTACCTTAATTACTTTGTCACCCTTTTTAACATAGACTTTAGATTTCTTACGACCATACCCAGGTTCGCCTTTACCTATTCTAGAAGGTGAATTTAATTTAACTGACTTGCCTTGGTATGTAGCCATTAGTAACTTTTTTTCTTTTTCTTTCCTTTAGAAACTTTTTTCTTTTTTACTTTATATTTCATACTGTCACTATATCACAAAACCTCCCCGAAGGGAGGTTCTGTCGTACAGTCTGTCCATTTACTGTAATGAAAAATATGAAAGTTCACAAAACTATTACATCTCTTTACACCAGTACACCATATACTTTTGTTACTTAAAGATGAAAAGTTTTCTTTCTTTTCATAAATTGAATTGTATCCTCATACAATTGCCTGGATTTTCCAGGTATAAGTACTATAGTCGTCCCCCCGAATTAAGTGAGAAAAAAATTTTTTTTTATAGTATCTTATGTCCACCTATAGCAAAGCCTCACTTGCGTGAGGCTAGTACTATACAAACAAAGAAAGGAGGGCTATATATTAATCCAGAAGGATTGATTTATATTGCCTTTCTTGTAATTTATTATAGCATACATTACCACTATGCAAGTAAAAGGTATGGGGTTTCTGTGGATGGGCGTAAGCGAAAGGAGGAAACTCTTACTAAACAAAAACCCCATAATAAATACTACCACTTAAAATCAAACATGGTATAGTAGGGAAACAAGCAAAGGTTTCTTCCTGCTTTTAGAAAAGGAATCTTGACAATATACAGTCAATAAAGTGGCACAGCAGGTCCATGGTAACTAGGGTTAAAGCCTATTACTTCACATATTTACATGTTACTTAATTGAGTTCATTCTGGTTTTTGGGAGGGAGTGACACAGGGTTAGAAGTACTGACCATTACAGTAAAGTAATATATTTATTTTTCACAATACCTACACTTAGTGATTTTTAATTCACAAATACCTTACTTAGTGCATTTAATGTACACCACTACATGTTGTACCACTATATATAGTACCACTTTTAACAGCATATCTTTTCAGGGTACAATACAATACAATAGGGGTACGCACATTAAACCCCCCCTAATTTGTCCTATAATATCTATTATGTTGCACTCGGTTATATATAGTAATTAGGTTTATTCTGGATAAGTCTATAATCACTATGAATCAATAGTGGGTAACAATGTACCTAGTTTAAACAGTTACAAAGAGGGGTATGCCTGTTAATACTATCTAACCTTATCTAAAGAGTGGGAAAAAAAAACTAAAAGAAATACCCTTGTTTAAACATAGTTGTTGTATACTTCTATTAACAAACAAAGGAGATACGAAATGACTACTAGAACAAATGTTCTACAATTACAAGCAACAAACAAAAGGTATATGAGCCACTTAAAAGCAAGTGACTTAAAGCCCGAAGACTACCTAACAAAATTCGCTGAGTACTGTGTTGAGTTAGCAATAGAATCTGGTTGGGGCAGTCGTGAGAATCTAGGCACTGGGTTAACTGTTCACATCTCGGATACACGAGGCAGAAAAACTTCTGCCAATGCAAACTTAGGGCATGCAGTCGGTATTTGTTGGCACTCAATAACTTCTGAGGGTAATCACCGCAGAATTGAGATAGACCGAGAAACTTCCGATACTATGAAAGCATTGGAGATAGTAGCCCACGAAGTAAGCCATGCAGTAACCCCAGAAGATACAGGGCACAAAGGGGCATTCGTGGAGCTAGTGTTCAAGGTGTTTAAACTGGGAGGAATACCAACAGCAACAGCACCAACAGAGGAATTCCAACAACTAATCTGGAATTGGTTAGAGCAAAATGGCACTTACCCCCACATTAGATTCGTGGATAGAAGACCTAAGCAAACAACAAGAATGGTCAAGTTGGCTTGTGCAGATATAAATTGCGCAGGAGCAACAGAAAAGAGCGTAAGGAATGGAGAAGGTACTATCTGGAGAATGTCATCGGCAGTAGTCTTAAAATCTGCTGACCAACTCACTTGCCCAGTATGTCAAGGGTGGGATATTATCCTCCCCGAAGATATGCCAATATCAATATATAAATAACTAACTAACCCCCCTAAGAACAAGCCCCCTTAATAAAGGGGGTTTTGTTTACCCCTATTTACACGATAGAGCCGATTTAAGAGCCTCTTATTGATTAGGCTACTGTCTACCACTATTAACATGTAAAGCCCTTAGAAACGATTTAAACCTATACCATATATAGTATGTACGAAAATAATGTGAGCTTGTTTAAACAGGGCTAGACATGTCAACAACTAAATTATTATTTCTTTGTAAATAGTTGTTGTATAAATCACAGTTGTAGTAGTGTTAGTAGTAACAAACAAAGGAGAATAAAACAATGAAATACAAAGAAGAAGTCATCAAAGATTATCTTTTACAATACTTAGAAGATAATGATTTAACTATTGATAATGAAGATGTTGACATACACGATGAGGTATTCAATCAAGATTATTTTATTATTGGATATTACAACGCTGAACAATGGTTGATTGATGAACAAGGAAACAATAGAACCTTTGAAGTTTTAAGATATGTAATGGAACAAGAAAAAGACAATTTCGGAGCAGTAGAAACAGTTTACGATAATGCCGAAACACTTGTTAATCATTATGCTTATTGGTTAGGTTACGAAGTAATAGCTGACACATTAGAAGAAATGAAAGAGGGTGTTTAAACAATGATAAGCAAAGAACATATTAAACAACAATTAGAACATATTAAAACAACGCAGGCAGGTTTAGAAAGATGGCTTGACCTTGACAGAGTAGAAGAAATTACTGCCGAGATGGTTACCTCATTCAAGGGAGTAACAGAGCATGTAATTAAAAGAGATATAAATATTATTTCAAGAGAGATTCTTGGGGGTAGTGTTGATGACTTAATGAAAGGGGATGTTTAAACAATGACAGGCGAAAGAGGAATAGATTATAGTAACTGTTATTACGCTAACTTCTGGGCGCTCAGTGAGATGGACAAGGAGGAACAGAAAGATTATGTTCTTGTTCATGCAGTCAGAGAGATGGCGCATGAATGGTGGGGTGGTCATGCTTTCCTACTTAACAAAAAGACTAATAAGATTTTGGATTTCTCTAATGGTAAAAGTTATGTGGGAACAAAAGAGGAACTGTTTAAACAGTGGAACATTCAAGAGGATGGGTTAAGAATGTATTACGAATATACATTTAAAGAATCTGTTATCCAATGTGCTAAGACTGGTACTTATGGAGCTTGGGATTTACTGTTAGAAGACTGGAAGAACGAGGAATGGAGCAGTTATATGAGGAACTATTTCATTCCAACATTTCAACCAGAACTATATCAAGTACGACAAACAAAGAAAGGGGTTGTTTAAACATGCAAGAATATTATTTTGATGAGAAGAATTATATGAATCATTTTAAACAAGCATTTAATACTGGATTGTTTAAAGAGGGAGAACCTTATATGTACATGGGAGAAGATAAAGAGAAAGTTTATTTTAAACATGGACTAACAAGACAGTACAAACATTTAATAAAAGAAAGGGAGGTTGTTTAAACATGGACAACAAAGAACTAAAACAAACAATAACAAAAGGACAGGCAGTTGAGATTGCAGACGCAGAAATTTTCAACAGTCAAGTTAAAGCAGTCAAGTTAGATGGTAGTGATTCAAGGCATAGTAGCAAAGGTTACAAGCCTAAGAAAGAGGCACTAGACAGGACAGAGTTAGACCTTACGATTAGTTGTGATTCAATTTATCATGCCGACTATACAAATCTATTTATAGATGGCGACAGATATGGAGATGGTGTCAGGGTTGTAGGGTATGCCAAAGAAAAAGGTAAAGATTACAGAGATGACAAGACAAATGGATTCTCTATCTACTTAGACAATGAGGAGCAGATAATTCAATTCGCTCAGCAGTGCTTAGATGTACTAGCAATTAAGAAAGAGAAAGGGTATTTGTTTAAACAGTATGAAGATAAACATCCAGAACTACTCAATCACTTTCCTAATCTTAAAGAAAGAACTATGTGCGAAACTGGATTGTACTACTGGGATGGTAGTTTAAACAAGGTAGTAGAAATCACAGAAGAAACAGATGGCGACCTACTAGCAGAACATCCATCATACGATACAGATGAGCATGGAAACTTTGAGCCAGACTATTGGAACGAAAGAGCCATGAAGAAACTACAAGGTATCATAGAGGGCGAGAACTGTGGATGGACAGGAGATACATATATGGACATCAACATAGGAGAGTTGCAGGTCGGTGGTACTTACCGAAATGGATACCATGCTAGGAAAGTACGCACAGAAACAGACAAGAGAAAAAAGAAATGGGTTACTACATTCTTATACAAAGATGGTACGCAAACTAATCTTGATGGTAAGTGGGATGTAACAGACTATGGAACTCTATACAGAGATACATGGGGAGAAAACTAAGACAGTGTTTAAACACATAGCACATAGTCAACAACCATTGGTAAATAAAATTGTTAATGGTTGTTGCTAAGTGTCAATGTGTGGTAACATGGTAACAACAAACAAAGGAGAACAAACAATGGATGAACAAACTAAAAAATATGTTGAATTATTAAATGAACTGTTAAATTTAGATTCTAAGATGGATTTGTTAACAGATGAAACATATAGTAATTTAGAGCAATTATGGATTGTAACATGGTAACAACAAACAAAGGAGAACAAACAATGGCTAACCAAATAAAATCATTTCAAGGATATGTAAACCAATCTTTGATGGACGCAGGTAAACACAAGACAGAAGACTACTTAGAGATAATGACTGGGTTGTTTAAACAAGGACACCTAAACATACACCAAGTATTTCTGTTTATGCAGACCTTAATAGTTAGGGCAGAGGATAAGAAAGTAAGAAGTTACTTAGAACTTAACCCAACTATTGCTAATAATGTGCAAGACACAATAGACTATGGATTCGTAACAGAGGATGGAGAGTTAACCCAACACTGTATTGACACTCTAACTAAAGAGGGTTACGCAGATATGTTAGAAACAAAGGAGGTTGTTTAAACATGGCTAAAAGATATGAAATTAAATATCAAGTAGTACGAATTGGATTTGGGGATACTAAAGAGGAGGCTATTGAGGACGCTAAATCTTATGAGGAAAATCCTTATGACAATCCATTAAAAAATGCAGAAGTTATTGCAATAGAGGAGAAAGAATAATGTCAGTATATATAGAGTGCTGTTCAATAAGCACACCTTATCCACCATACAAACAAGCAATAGAATGTGACTGTAAGGAGGAAGAATAATGTTCGCAGTAACAACTAAAGAATGTATGAATAAATATCCTAGCCGAATACAAGATAGTGTAGTTGATGAGGTGTGTACAAGCACAAAGATATATCGCACACACTTTTTAGATTTCGGTAATGGACTAGAACCTATTGAAATGTGTAAAGAATGTTATGAAGATTGGGGTTTGGAATAATGTTTCTAGTAGTAACTAAAGAATGTATACATTGTGGGCAGACAGGTACAGTTATGGTGGATGAAGAAAAATACAGAGAGTTTAAACAGACACCTAAACATTTAAGAAGATTAATACAAGATATTTTTCCCGAAACAAGTAGAGAGTTGCGAGAGCAACTGTTAACAGGGGTACACCCAGAATGTTATGATGATATGTTTAGAGGAGAGGGAGAATAATGGCTAAGTTAGTTATTCACGCATACACAAAAGATGAAAATAATAGATACGAAAATACTTACCAAGAGTTGCTTAAAACAGTAAGCAATTCTTTAGGTGGTTATGTAGCTTGGATTGATGTTGTTGACACAACAAATGAAACTACATTTGAACACGAGGATAGATTAGAGGAGGAAGAAAGACAACAGACACATTGTTCAAGTTGCAACAAGATAACTAACTCTAGTAGAGCAGATTATCAAGATGAGTTTACTTGTAATGATTGTGGAGCAGAAGTACAGGAGGAGGAATAATGTCTTATGTAAATCAAATAGATTGGAATTGTGGTTGTATGCGTATGACAGAATTTGATTATAGAACACATAAAGAACGAACAGTAGGCAGAAGTTATTGCAATAAAAAGAATTGTGATAGAAGATTACAAAAAATATAGGAGGAAGAATAATGGCTAAAGTAAGAGATAGTGAAGTTGTAGTAAACAAAAAATTAATAAACACTTTGTTTGATGAATCAAAGCAACTAGAAATTATGACAAAGAGATATAACTTTGTTGTTGATTTGTTAGATGAAGACCAACAAAGAACTTTACGACAATGGTATATAGATACAGGTGTAATAAAAGAGGGAGAATAATGTTTAAACAGGCAGTAGGATTTCCCTTTGTTTCCCTACTGCCTACACCTCTAAGTAATATTTATAAAAGACTATACATATAGACAGGGAAGACGCTATAATTAAACATATATTGACATAGGAGAACTATGAAGTACTTAGTGAGAAGTCTATCCATGTTCGGTGGTAGTGAAACATGGAAGTTTGATGACAAGCACGAGGCTATGTGCAAGGTTAGAGAACTTAAAGACACAGGTGGAATGTTCTTAGTAAGAGTTATAGAACTAGAACCTGCTAACTAAATAAACAAACAAAAGAATATGAGGATAAGGAGGAACAAATGCCTAACATATTTAATGAGCCGAAAGAACTAAAGAAGTGGGCTATCAAATTAGCTAATGCTTGTGGAGGACAACGAGTAGAGAAGACTTTAGTTATGACTAAGGTTAACCCCCAACGCATAATTGAATTGATGGATGAGTTTGTTAAAGACCACAATGAGAACACAATAAAGATAGCTAAACAAATGGAGGAGGAATAATGGATTGGTGGATACCGATACTTATAGCAGTGTTACTAATATCTTTAGTGATGTTAGCCATGACACTGGTAGCAGTCTGCTTATGGATTTATAACAACATACCTTTTAGATATGTAAGACTAAATAAAGACGCAGTAAATTTCATAGACGAATTACAAAAAGATATCTATAAGGAGGATATATAAATGGGAATACAAGAAGAACAGTTGTTTAAACAATTAGATAGAATACAAAAAGATATTGAGTTACAAAAGAAAATACTTGATGAGAAACTAGAGCAGAGAAAAACTGTCGTCAGGTTTTGTTACAATACTAAAAAAGTATCTGCAATAAAAATAGCACAAGCTCTTAACATGACCAGACAAAGAGTGTATGTACTTATAGAGGACAAGAAGGACGAGGAGGAATAATGGACAAAGAAACACAGAAGAAATTAACTAAAGACTTTCCTAAAAGTGTTGTAAAGAAAGCACCACAAGGTAAGTTTGGCGACTATGTACCACATCACATTTATACACAGAGATTAGTAGATGTTATTGGTGGAGGTTATGACTTTACCTTTGAAGAAACCAGAGATAAAACTGGAGCAATCATAGGTGCTAAGTGCAGACTATACATTAAGTCATCAGACCAAACGATAGAAGAAGTTGGGGATGTTGATATGAATGCAGTAAAAAGAAACATAACTGAATCAGAGATACTGAAACTTGCAGTATCAGATGGTATTAAAAGATGTTGTATGAGATTAGGTATTGGCTTGGAGCTATGGACAGGTGGCGTTACAGAGGAAGAACACTATTCAACGCCACAAGTAGAAGTATCTAAACCTAAGATGACTAAGGACAAAGAGGACATTGAGTCATTAGAGAAAGCGAAGAAAGAGTTTGCTGAATCTATACAGGAAAAACCAGTCAAGAAAGCAGAGGGAAAAAATGCTAAACAACTTAACTCTGTAATATCTGGATTTGGTTTACCAGAAGATGTAGTTAAGGTGTACAAAGCCACTGCGTTTAAACAGTCAGGACTTTCAAATGATGTTGAGTCTTGGTCTAATGATGACATGAGTAAATTTCTAGACTTGTTTGAGGAGCAGACAAAGAAAGAAGTAACACCCATAGAAGAAGTCTTTGGCGAAGTTGCAGACATATCTAAGTACTGCCCAGATTGTAAAAAGACAGAGTACATAGAAGACAACAGAGAAAAGAAGCAATCAGACCCTAAGTTTGCCAACATACCTAGTTGGACTTGTAGCAACTACAAGGAAAAAGATGGTTGTGGTTGGACTGCTTGGGGAGATACTGACTGCCCAACAGAATGGCTTTAGAACAGACAGGTGGCGTTAGTTTAGACAAATTAATTAATAGGATAAAAGAAAAATATCCTAATCATAATTTTGATGTGCCACCTGAACCAGATACTAAATGTAAAAGTCAGTTTCAATGTAATGGTTTACGCAACATAACCTATTACGACAAAGACAACAATATCTTTTGTGGCAGAAGATATAAATTACAAGACGACAAGAACCCTAACTCGTGGGAATACCGAGAATGTCATGCCCTATTACAAAAAGGACAGCAAGGACAAGAACCCACAGAGTTACCATTTTAAGGAGGACTATTGACAAACAAACATACTGATTCCTTTGACGACAGGAACAAAAAAAACAAATACGATATGGCAGACGAGTGTATGCAGAAGTATTTAAAGTCAGAGGGACTAATAGAAAATAAGGACTGGATGAAAATTGGTACTGACCCTAAGACTAATGACATGAAGTTGATGTGGTTAGCTATACAGATACTATTGATACCAGATTATATCTTTGTTATGAAAGACAAGTTATATCTAGCAGAGGTAAAAGGTACACTTAGGTTTAAAGAAAGTGACTACCTACATTTAAAAGAGATGTATGAAAGGTCAGAGCCTTATGACAATGTAAGAGTAGGCATAACTTACTTCGCTCATCCTGATGCTAAACCTGTTTGGTTATCTTTTACTAAGATAAATGCACAGTGGAATGACGAAAGAATACCTATTCAGTACTATCCAGAGTTAGACTTTCAAGGAAACAAGAAAGCATATAAGATGTTATTGAATAACTAAAAGCCTATAAACACTGAAGATTTACTCCTCTTAGGATTCGTTTTAAGAGGAGTATTTTTATTAGTGGCACTATGTACCACAAGATTGTACAGTTTTTATACAATTACCTTAGTTGTTTAAACTGGGTAGTAATTATCCCAACCTTTATCACTGATTGTAAAAGTAAGAACTCCTGGATGTGACCAAAGTCCAGTCTGTGCAGTAAAATCTATGCTCTTATCTATAGATGGTGCTTGAAACCAAGTCCTGTCACCTTGTTGTTTCATTCTTAGGTGATGGTAATGAGCAGTTACTAGAATCTCCGAGTCACCACTAGGTAGAAATCCAAACATCTGTCCTTTCCACCATGCTTCTATCTTTGCCTCTGGGTTTCCTCCACGATTACCACTCATGTGTCCATGAGTAAAGCTACAAGACTTACCCTTAATCATTAATGTCTGGTGAAATCCCTCTGGTATGTTTACTTCTACCTTGCCATACCTATCTGGGTTAGCAGACATTATCTCTCTGCATATCTGTAGGTGCATAGTATCAGAGTTATCTAATCTTGATGTAGCTACTTGACCTTTGCTTGTCCTAGACATTTCTCCATGATTACCTGGCACACCTGCAAGAACTAGCTTGGGTGCATGAGGTAAGAAGGTGTCAATCGTTTTCATAATCATTGACCTAGCTAATGCGTATTGCTCAATTAGAGAGAGAGAAACATTGTGTGGTTGGCTTTCGTAAAAATGTGGCGTACAGTTTTCTGTAAGGTCACCTAAACCTACCATATAGATTTCATCTATCTGTACTCCAAGTTTACGCAAGTCTTTAATCCTGTTTACTCCATCTTGTAATGCTCTATCGTATCTCTTGATAGTGTTCTCAACTCCATAATCTTTTTTTCCGAGTTGCCAGTCACTCATAAACCACATGAATGCTGTGTCACCTGCATTGTATTTCTTCTTTATGGGTGGTTTTTTCTTAGCATGTTTAAACAGCTCCTGAAAATATCTATCGTGTCCAGGTTTCTTCTTACGAACTATACCTTTAAACGCATAAAAGGTTTCTACTGTTCCACCTTTAAGTTGTGTGTTCCAAGATGATGCTCTTACACTACCTTCAATTTCGTAGTGTTCGGGGTCGAATCCCCATTCTTTTAATATAGAATCGAATTTATTTCTGTAGTTTGGGTCTGTTCCTACATGAGTAATCTCACCTAGACCAGTCTGTTCATTGACTTCTAGTCCTGGTTGCCACCCAGTTTTGTAGAAATTATTTCCCCATTCTTCTGGTATTTTAGGCACTATACCTCCTTTGCCCTGTCAATAGTATTATACAGGACAAAGAAGATTAGTTAGTTATTTAGATACTTTTTGAGTACTAGAACCACCTATTTGCTTTTTAGCGTATGTCTTTACAACAGCAAGAGCAGCAGCTCCTCCTGATAAAGCAGCTAACTGGACTGTTTCAGCTTCAATACCTACTAAAGGTGCAATAGTTAATGCACCAATAAAGGCTTCTATGAATGTCCAAGCAACTCGTTCTAGCATATCTTTAAGTTCGTCACTCATTCTATACTCCCATGCTTCGTTCCAAGGAGTCCACCTCACATCCTTCTTGAATGTCCCATTAGAATCTCTTGACCTTTTATATTTTTCAAACATTAATTAATAACCCTTCCTTTAATCTTTGCATTTAAAGCTATAACACCACCATTAATTTCTTGTAATTTTTCGTATACGCTATCAGCTAATATCATGTGGTCTTTAGCTTTGTTATCTGTTGGCTTTTCTTCTAACATGTTCCCTATATTTAGGTATTCTATGCTAACTTTCTTGCCTTGTAGTAATTGATTTGCGACTTTTCTGTACATCTTTGAGTACGCAGTTCCGCTATGTCCGATAAATCCAGACTCATCTATGTCTAAATCCTGTTGAGTTTCCCCTACAATAAGACAACCACTGGTATGCTCATCTGTGTTTCCAGAGTGTATAAGTATGTAAGTAAAGTTAGGTACATCTTGTATGTGCAACATACCATAATGTGCGTTCTTATATCTTTCAGAATACTTAGCATGAAATCCACCTGTCTTTCTAAATTGAATGTCATATTTACCTTCAGGTATACAGGTTTCGTGCATTACTTTTACTGCTTGATATTGGTCTTCTAGTGTATAACATTCAAAGATACCATCAATAAACAACATTCCATTTGTTGCATCTTTACCGAACTGTGTTCTAATTACTTGTAGTTTCATTGTTCTCCTCCTTACAATGTTCATTTCCATATTTACAGTTGTGAATGTTTATGTAAGTTCCTCTGTCATTCACAAATGTTTGGCACATAAAATTACTTTCTAAAACTAATAGTCAGTAACCATATACCTAATGTAATTATAGTAGCTAATCCTGTCACTTGTTGTGCAGAACCAGTAAGTGTTAGCGTAGCTATAACTAAACCAACAAGAGTCCAACTAAGGTTAAGTGTTTCCTTAATTGCCTCTACTATCCATTTACCTAGTTGTTTAAACATCAACTTCTCCTAAATATGAAAGCTGCCATACTAGCTATTCTAGTCAAAATAACTGGCACTACAACCTCTTGCGCTTTTTCCTTTTGGTCTTGTGTCATATCATCACCTATGTTTGCTATAGTTATGTCACCTAAATCATCAAAATCTACGAAAGTTTCTATAGGATTTTCTATGAATGACTCATAAGATATTTCTGTAACAACATCAGCAAGTGTGTAGTTCTCTACATCTGTATTCTCTACAGCTCTAGCTACATATTCTTCTACAGCTTCCGCTATAACCTCATCATCTTTAACAGACTCAGCAATAATAGCTACATCCTCTGCTTCAACTTGTAATACTTCAGCGACAACTTCTACCTGTTCTTCAGTAAGCTCTGCAACATCTGCGATAGCTTCCTCAACAACAGCTTGAACTACCTGCTGTACTTCTTCAGTAGCTTGGTCTAAATTCTGTACACCAATGTCATTAACTTGTTCTAGTACCTCAACAACTTCTTCAACAGTAGCTTCCTCTACTACAATATCTTCTACAATCTCTTGTACTTCAGCTACTTCTACAGCAACTTCTTCCTCAGTAAGTTCTACAGGTTCTTTAATCGGTGCTTCAAGTATCTCTCTGTCGATATCCTCTTCAATAATTTCCTGTATTGGCTCATCCAAAACTTCTTGTACATCCTCTTCAACTTTTTCATCTACAATCTCCTCTTTTATTTCATCCTGTACTGGTATCTCCACCACGATTTCGGATGCAATGTCTTCCAAATCAAATTCAATAATTTCGAACTCAATAAGCGGTTCTTCAAACTCCACCACTTCATCTTTAAATACTTCCTCTTTAGGTGGGTCGAGTACATCAACATCATCCTCAGGAATGATGACTTCCACATCTTCTTTAATTTCTTCAACGACTACCTCCTCTTTTATAATATCATCTTTAATATCTTCTTCAATAGGTTCAGGTATATCACAATCACCACGCTCTATCTGTGCGTTAGTCATAAAGCAACCATATTCTTTTTCATTATCTATTCTCTCTTGGTCACGCTCAATAGTCCCATCATTGACATCAGCTTGTGTATAGGTCTTATCGACACCTTCTACTTTTACATCAACAATAATTTCTTCAGGTGTTGGAGGTGGTGGAGGCGGAGGTGGTGCAACATAAACTTCTTCTACTTTTGGTGGCAAAGTTGTAGTTGTTGTAGTACTTGTAGTTGTAGTTGGTGCTACATAAGTGACAACATCAACAGTTAAAGTATTACTATCGTTACAATCGTTCTCACTACCACACGCAGATAACATAAAATCATAAGTATCATCTGTTAAATTATCCCAAGCTAAAACATAATCTGTATTTGATTGTTGTCCTTCTAATGTCCATTCGCTTGCATTAGAGAGCTTGTAATACATTTTATAAGTACTAGCACTAACAAAACCATTTGTAGAAGCTGCCCACTCAAACTTTATTCCATCTTCTCTATTCATATCATAAGAAGATAAGGTAACAGAAGCAGGTTTGTTCTGTATTGTAATGCTTACTGTTGGTGTCCATTCTGAATAACTTGCATTTGTGTCGTTGTCCGACCTAATTGCAGCGTGAAATAAACCATGAGCTTCATTAAAGACTGCATTTAAGTAACTAGCAGTAAATGTAAATTCAGTATTGAGTGCGTTACTATCTCCAACATTACCTGTTGCAATACCATAAGGTAAACTGACTTCATCACTCAAACCAAAACCTATTGCGTATCGTTCAGCAGGGTAATCTTCCATTTGGTCAGAAGCGTCCCAATCTGCTTTGACTGTACCATTTTCATAGTCAACAGTAAGAGTTAAGTTACTAGGTGCTTGTGTAGGTACATGGTATGCAAATACAGGGGTAGGTATTAATAAAAATAATGCTAGACAGAGTCTTAGCATTATCTACAACAGTTCGCTTCTATCCACGCAAGTCTAGTTTGTATTTCTCTAACTACATTTAAGTCTTGGTCCTGGTCTATAAGTTGTGTTTCAAGACGAGTAATTTGTTTTTTGATATCGTCCCATTCCCATTTTTCAATTTGAACATATTGATTAGTGTCATTAGTTATTTCTAATTTCTGCACTTTTTCAAACAGAACAGCTATATCGCCTTGTACGAATGTGCTTTCTTTTAGCATTTCAAAATCTACTTCAACTTGATTCATTCTGTTATCTATGCCTTTAAGTGTGTCAACGATTTCAGTAGCAGTAGATAAACCTGCACCAATAGAACCCATAAGAGCTATAGCTGTGGCTATTAAACCTAGATTATCTTTTATCTTAGACAGCACTACATCACCAGTGCTGCGACAACCCCACCTATTGCAACAATTAATGTAAGTACTTTGTAAAACTCTTGCTTGTCTAACTTAGAATCTAGCTTATCTTCTATTTTATCTAGTCGGTCAATAACCATATTGAGAAGTTCCTTTTGGGTATAGCCATTGTTGTTTGTCATTTATGGTAAATCATCATGGGATAAGAAATCCCATTCCTTATCTATGTTACTATCTAGGTCGTAGTTGCTTAATCTTTTAAGATAAGAACTAATTTCTTTTAAAAAATACCCTAGTAAAAATCCAATTATAAAATCCATTCTTGGATTATATCATAAGACTAAGGTAGCGTGGTGGCACTACCTTAATCTTTTTTGGTGGGTAATATTTTTTTTATTGGTTTATTATCTACAAAATGTATTTTTAATTTATTTATTGCCTTATTATATTCATCTTCAGATAAATATAAATTATTTAATTTTAATTTACTATCTTCTCTTTTAAAAATATGACAATGAATTAAAGGTTCTCCTGCTTTTAAAACAAAATCATTCTTTAATATTTCAAATGGAAAAGAAATAAAACCCCATTTATCAGCTTCTACAATTCCACTTAAACATCTTATTTCATTTCTAAAATGATAAAAAGGGTCAGAATAATATATACTGTAGCCTTCAGGTATTTCTATATAATAAGGCAAATTTATTTTTAATATTTTACCATCCATAGTTTTTTTTAAATCCATACCTACTGTTTGAGATTTACTGTGACTACCTAAATGATTATCTAAATCATCTAAGTATGCCTGTCTAGCAGAAAAATCCCACCTTTGTTGAAGAATATTTCCATCATCATCTAGTTCTGTAGCAAAATATAAATCTGCCCATAAAGGAATAACAAAACCATCAGATAAAATATCTTGAATAGCAGGACAAGATTTTGCATTTATATTGTCATATTTCATAGGGTTCATCTGATGTTTAAATTCTTCTAACTTTGTAACTATTCTCATATTTTTATACCAATCAGGTTGCATTTTATTAGCTAATACAGGTGGATAATTTTGTAAAAATATTTCATTTTGTTTTTCTTTAGGAATGAAATTAATATTCATAATAATTTTTTAGGTCGCCTTTTAACTATATCTGCAAAATAACTACTAACATTACTTACAAATTTAGTAATCATAAAAGTATTTCTTAAATATTTATTTGCTTCTTCACTTAATTCTTTATACTGTAAATTTATATTTTTATTAAACACAATAAAATAAAGAGGTTTATTTTTTTTATATTTTATTACTGCTTTTTTACTTGGGTCTAATATTATCCAAGCACTACTAATAGGTCTTAACCAATTAGTTATATTAAATGCACCTGTAACAAACTGCACATTTTCTGTTTCAATATTAGGTGGAGTTAAAAATAATTCTATGTCTTGATAATCAGTTCTAAAAATATAAGGTGTTGTAAATTGAAATGTAATTACATTTTTATTATTTACATCTAATGTAATCATATTATTTATTGCATTAGATAATTCTGTTGTTTGTGGTGAATTTTCATACTTATATTTATATTCATAACTATTTGTCTTTGGATTTTTTTCTATTTCAATAGTTATATCTAATGGAGAATTTACATAATATATTCTATTATTTGCACTAGATACAGCAGGACAACCTATAGTTTTAGATATACTATATTTTTTAATATTTTTAAAAAAACCTTTAGATACATTTATAAAATCTAGTTTATTATCAATGTGCCAAGCTACATCTATAAGTTTATTTTTGTTAAATAATTTCATTGTCCACCTTTATTTTAATTATATTATATTTTAATCACCATCAGGATTAGGAACATTAGGATATGTTATTAAATCCCAAGTTTGTAACACTTCATTCCAAGCGTAAAAACTATCATCATCAGGGCGTGCTATAGGTGCTTCCCAATCTGCGTTTGCTTCATTTAGTGTCCAACTATTAAATGGTTTTGGGGGTAAAAATATATCTCTTTCTTCATCATAACTGTAACCTACACTAGCGAAGTTACCTTTTAAAGGGGTGCCACCTAATTTATGTGTATTGTTTATTGTATTGTAAGATGTTTGTACCCAATTACCTGGTTTGTTTAAAGTATTATTAATATAGTTTTGTCCATCATTTTCAAATTCATCAGAAACAACAATAATAGTTTCTACTAAATTATTTTCTTCATTTACTTTTGCAAAATGTGCCATAAATACTCCTAATCTATTTGAAAACTTCCTGAACTATTATAAGTCCATATTGTATAATCTCCTGATGTTGATGAAGAACCACCTGATTGTGTAACAGAAAAAGAACTTCCCATTGATGTTAAGTATCTTAAAATTACTACACCTGAACCACCGCTTCCTGAACCTGCATGACCACCAGTATATATTCCGCCACCGCCACCTGAACCTGTGTTTGCACTACCGCTATTTGTTGCAGAACCACCACCACCTGAGCCACCTGAACCTGAGTTACCACCACCTTGATAATCCCAACCTCCGGCACCACCGCCTGCTCTAGTTACTGCTGAACCTGTTATAGAAGATGATAAACCTGTACCACCAGCACCTGAAGTTGAACCTGACCTATTTCCACCTATTGCACCGGCACCTCCGCCTCCACCGGCTTCTCCACCACCGCCACCTTGACCACCATTATTACCTTGATTTGCTGTTCCTAGTCCTCCAGTATAAGGACCACCACCATCAGCAGCACCGCTACCTCCACCTGAGCCACCTGTGCCACCTGTTGTACCACTCCAACCACCACCATAGCCTCCTCCTAGAGATGTTACATCTATAGAACCACCAACAATAGAGCTATCATTTCCATCATTTCCACTATTTGGACTACCATAACCTGACACACCACCGCCACCACCACCAACTGTGATTGTGTATGATATTCCTGTGTCTAAAGCTATTTGTGATTCAGTAGTAGTAGCACCACCACCTGAATTTTCTCCTGATACAGAGTTACGATAACCTCCTGCACCACCACCGCCACCTCTGTTACCTCCACCTGAAGCTCCACCTGCTATGACTAAATAATCCATAGGTAAACCTTGTAGTTCAGCTTGGTTTTCTCCTATTAAATATTGAATATCTTGTACTTGAAAAACTCCATTATTTTGTGCAACAGTTTGTGAAGGTGCATCTTTACCAATGTGTCCAAAAGTATTACTTGCCATGTTTATTAAACCTCTAAACTGTTATGTCTAATACAGAAATAAATGCTTCTAAATCGCCTGATGCTGCTACACCTGTAATTTTAACTTGTTCTCCACTAGCTAAAACTATCTTAGATGAACCTGCTAGTTCAATAGAACTATCAGCACTTACAACCATAGTTGATGCAATATCAGCTTTCTTAGTTGTACCATCACTTTCATAAATAGTAACAGTAACATCATCTGCTGCAGTACCATCTATATTTGTTACTCGCAAAGACAATACTATAGAAACATCATTAGCATCTGCTGATGGTGCTGTATATAGTAATTGTTCGCTGCTTGTAACTGCGAGAGAATTATTTTTAAATTGTTCTGCCATTTATATCTCCAATATAATTATATATCTCCCATTACTATAGCACGAGTACTTGTCTGTGTCACGCTTGTAACAATAAGTCCTTCGTAACTTACTCTAAGTGCGTAGCTGAGAGTTCCACTACTACCTGTATCTGGTAATAAATCTATATCTTCATCAATAGGTTTATTACCAATAGTATCTATTCCTAAACTTCCACCTTCTTTAAGCATCAATAGTATTCCCATTACGACAAAGCTATTACAAGTCCTAGACTTGCACCTTTATTTGCTGCAATTTGTGTATCTGTATATGTTTTAATTGCTTTTGCTGAAGCTAATGTATCGTCACTACCACTAACAGAACTAATGTCTGTATCTAGTACGCCTGACTTTAAGTCAGCTACATCTATGTTAGATATAGAGTTGCCTGTTCCTTCAACATCAAAAGTTTTATTTGTAAGTGTTGCAGTTGATGAGGCAGTCATACCTGCATCTACTCTGTCATGTAAATCTTCAAACATTTCTTTTATGACTGCCATACGAACTACTGTTCCATCTACATGAGTAGGGTCTGTTGTATGTCTACCTTCTACATCTCTAGTCATAGCAGATACTGTTGTTCCTGATGCCCCTGTTACCAAAACTACTTCTCTGTTAGAAGCATTGTCAGGGTCTATAACTAAGTAATAAGGTGCTGCAATACCTGATGTTCCATCTGATGTAGGTGCTGCTGTAAGTGTCATAGATGTTGCACCTGATGCGAGAATACCATTTAAAGTAGACTCATAAAAGTTACTAAATTTTACTTCTTGTGCTGTCAATTAAGCTCCAAATCTCATTAATCCTAATGCGTTAATACCAAACACTTCAGTACTTGTCACATCTGTGATAGTAGGTTGTCTAGTTCCACGCACAGTAATTATAGCATACTGTGTTACGCTTCCTCTTTCAACATTAGAATTAATTGGATAACTAATTCTCTCTACCACGCCTCTTATAATTTCTGCAGGGTCAAATAATTCTAGTGTTACAGAGTCACCTTCTTTAGAACGCAACGCTGAGTAAAGCACATCTCCTAAACCTTTAACCTTTACAGGTTTTCTTCCTGGTCTTTCTACTCTATCTGATATATTGATAGGTATTTGTGCTACTACTAATTCAGGTCTAGCCAATGCACGAAACTGTACTGACTTCACTTTAGGTGTATCTGCACCTGCTTCTGATTTAAGTATTACTTTACCAACTATATACCTTGATACTTCTGCAATCTGTTTCTCTGTGTCACCAACACCTGCAGCTTGGTCCAATGCTAATTGAAATGAACCATCTGTAGGATTATCTAATGCTTCAAACTTAGTAGAGTAATAAAGCTCTACTGATGTATTGTTAGGTAAAGCGAAGGTAGATACCTCTGCACCAACAAACTGTTTACTCTCTGCTGTAAAGAAATCTGCTGCAGATAATACTATGTAACCTTCACTTTCATAAGTAGATGTTTCAAGAAATACACCACCAGTTGTTCCTTGAACTAAAGCAAAAAACAATCCTGCTACCTGTTTTATTCCATTTACTGAACCAGTACCTGGTATTCTTAAATCTCTAGCTAATCCTGCTGTAGGTAAATAATATCTCCACAAATAAGTTTCAGTTTCACTTTCTCTTACACCTACATAAACACTATCTCTTGATGCAAACATAGAGTGTGGAGAAGCATCAACACCATTATCCCATTCTTTTAACAACTGTCTATTTGCAAGTACATACAGGTCATCTGCAACAGTTAAATCACTTCTATATAGCCTACCTATATTAGTTCCAACTTCTCTAGTTCCAAAAATTATAATACCTTCTAACGCTTCTATAGCAGTTACTTGTTCATCACCAATGTGTGATTGACCTTGAAGTTGTAGTGTTCCTGAAACATCTTTAAGTGAGTATATATTTCCATCTGTACTAGCAGCTAATAAAACTGCACCTGCATCTATTACACTTGTAATGTCGTGTGTAGGTTCTACAGTTACTATTGCACTAGATGTTTGAAATACGCCAGTAAAGTTTCCTGTATAAGGGTTTGCTTCCCACAGATATTCTGCAACTGCATCTTTTCCTGTTACAACTAATCTTCCTTTCACAAAATGAATACCAGTAAAATAACCAGTGATTGATGAACCTAAACCTTCAACTGTCCAAGTAGAACCATCATAGTGTATAAGTTCTTTATTAGTAGAACCATCACCAGTAACTACAAAAACATTATCACCAAAAGCAACCATACCTTTTATATCGTAAGATACATTTGTAGATGCAACTGTACTCCAATTAGCAGCATTATCTGTACTTAAATATATTGTCTGAACATCACTAACATAAAGATTGCCATTTGTTGTTCTAACAACATATTGTTCTGTACCTGTAAAAGTTAAACCTTTACTTTCCATAGTATGTAGTAAATGGACATGATAAGAAGTTTCATCATCTCCATGAAATACATCTATACCTTTGCTATCAAAAAATCTTGTTGTATCTTTAGGACTACCATTAGCTCTATGTGCTGTATCTAATCCCTGTCCACCTGTAAAGTTATTCCTAGAATAAATACGACCTAAGTTAGATGTAAAATCTTCAGGGTTTTGTTTAACATTTATCTGACCTTCTTGTACATCTGAGGATTGTATCTGCAT